CCAGATAGGGGTTGATGGCTACTTCGATGATGGACCCGGCGCCGCTGGCCGCTTTCAGGGCGATAAACTGGATGGTGCCGGTTCCGGAGTCATCGACCCGGCCACTGGCCGTGCCGTAGAGATTGGCCCCCAGGGCGATGGCACCGTTGGCCTCGATTTGAAAGGTACCGGGGTCATTCCAGAGCTTGACGGCAACGGGGTCGCCCGACGCGGCCCGGCCCAGGGTGATGCCGATGCCATACTCTCCGGCCACGGCATAGATAACCTCAAACGGCTCCGTGACACTGCCGGGGGAAAACTTGACCCGCCGGTTAGGCTCCAGGGCCGAACCCGCCAAAAAAGTTTTGTTTCGATCCGTAAACATGATTTCGACCTCCTCCTATTTTCCCGCCGGGTTGTGCCGGTCGACATAGGCCTGATGCAGTTCGGGATATTCCTTCGCCGCCATTTTGATGGCTTCGCCCCGGGATTTGCCCGAAGCCATGATTTCCTTTACCTTGGCCTCGAAATCCTGACCGGTGCCCGGGGCGGTCTGCCCCATGGATGTCGGCGCATTGGTTTTCATCTCCGCCAGGGCTTTGTCCCGGCCGTCTTTTTCGGCCTGGAAGAACCGCTTGAAGGTTTCACCTGCAGGTACGCCGTTCTTGACGGCCTCCAGGGTCACCGCTTTGTCCCCGTCAGCCTCCAGGATCTCCACCACCCGGGCCCGTTCGGTTTGAACGCCCTCATCCTGGCCGGCCGCCAGACCCTCCGACTTGGCCGAACCCCTGATTTCCTTGAGCAGTTCCGGGGCCTCGGCCTCCAATTGCTGCAACGTGATAGGCATAATTGCCTCCTTTGATTTCGGCCCGGAACGCTCTATGGACACCCGAACCTTTTTGTCCTGATCCGCCAGCGTGATCGCTGCGGTCTCATCATCCGCGCCCAGGGCGCAAAAACTCACTTCCCGGACATAGGATTCCAACCAGATTTCCGCCGGCCCCGCGACCTCCTGGCCGTTCACCAGCTCGGTTTCCTTGTCGCTGTCCAGGACCTTGACCTTTTTCGGCCACACGCCGATGCTGGCCTGCCAGGGAAACCCCTCTTCCGCTAGATCCCTGACCTCCTGGCCGTCCGCCGATTTGACCGAAAAATCCCCTTGAAGGAACAAGTTGCTATTTTCCTTCCAGGCCTTGGTGCTGTAACCCACCACCCGGGAACGCTCATGCTCCCGAAGTACCGGCATCTTGGCGTTGACCTTGATCCCGTCGGTGGCAATCACCAGCTTGCCGAACCATCCCCGGTCAATCACCGCTCCGGTATAGGCCGTGATCAAAAAACCTTTGCCGGGCTGGTCACCCTGGGCCGGAGCCAAAGATAACGGCGCGGTCAGGCTCAGGGCAGAGCGCTGGGATTTGCTGTCATCCCAAAAGGCATTGCACATGGCAAAGGCCTGATCGGATTCCCGGCCCTCCCGGTCAACCAGTTCCCCGGTGCAGCGCTTGAGAAAATCCTGTTTGCTTTCATTTTTATTCGGTTTTGGCATGGTCATCTCCAATCGGTTCCGGTTCCTGACCGGCAGCCACCGCCATCTTAGGAGCGCCGCTGACCGGAAAAAACAAGCCCAGCTCTTCGGCCCGCTCTTGCTCGCGCTTCAACTGTTCAAAAACTTCTTCCCAATCCCGGCCCTGCCCCGCCACTTCTTCCGCCTGGGTAGACAAGCCATAATCAATGGCCAGCTTGGAGGCCTGCACCTCCTTCACCGGATCAACCCAGCCCCAGCCGCCGCCGATCCATGCGGCCCGGTTGTATTCCGCCCGCATCTCATAGAACCGGGGGGCCTTGAATAAGCCCCGGAGATAGGCTTCCTCCAACACCAGTTCCCAGAACAGCTGACAAAATTGGGCCGAAAACCAGGACCGCCAGGTGGTGAACAGGCGGCGGCCTTCCAGGAGGGAGGCCCGGGCCGCGGCATAGTTGGTTTTGGAAAAATCTTTGGCCAGAAGTTCATACGGTAGGCCGATGGCGATGCCGATCATCCTAAGAATGCCTTCCACAAAGCTGGAAAAGGTTTCCCCGCCCCGCTTGGGGTCTACCACGGAAATATTTTCTCCCAAACCGAGATAGGTCACCAAACCGGGCTCAATACCCTGGATGCGCTTATTGGTGGTGGGTTCGGTGCCGGTGGCCGAGGCCAGGGCGGCGTATTGGGAATCATCCTTGGTGATAAACACCGCCAGGCAGGCGGCCACCTTGGCGGCCACCAGTTCGGCGTCCAGATAATCCGCCAGGTCCTTGAAATAAGTGAGCACCGGGGCAAAATGAGGCACTCCCCGAAGCTGTCCGGGGCGGTTGGTGCGGAAAACGTGGAGCACCCGGGGGCGGCCCTGTTTGTCACGTGCCTCAATTCTTTCGGCTTTCCCCAGGTTGTAAGCCGACACGCCCTGGTTGGAGTAATCAACCTTGGATATCCAGTAGGCCGACGGCTCCCCCCGGGAACCAACTTCAATGCCCGTATCCATGGCGGTCAGCGATTTACCGCTTTGGGGGCAGAGACGGTCCCCTTCCAGCAACTCCACCACCCGTTGGATCATCCGCCAGGGTTCATCGGCCATTACCGGCAGGGCCAGGATCTCGCCGTCCTCCACAATCTTGCGGAGAGCCAGAAATTGCAGATCATCAAAACTCAAGCGGTTGCCGGCGTCCGCCAGGGGCGTCCAGGCCTGCCAGATACTTTCCGCCTGGCGCTGCAACTCCCGGGCCTGACCCTCGGTGAGGCCCAACATGTCGGCCCGGAGACGGGATTGGGGCCGCAGACCCCGGCCCACAATGTTAATGGCCATGGTTTCTGTGGCCCCGCTGGCCACGGCATCGTTGCGATTCAGATCCCGGGAGCGGTTGCGGAGCATTTCCAGTGTGGATGACGCTGGGGTGGTATTGCTGCGGCCCAACAACCAATTGTTCCGGAGCCGGGAGGTGTCGGCCCCCCGGTAGTCGGCCATAAGGTCCAACTGCAATTTAGCGGCCTGACGGCGGGCGCCCCGAGTAGGGGACAGATAGTTAATCATCCGGTCCAGGCGGGAGAAAGAGCGGGGCTTCACAGGGGCACCGTAAATTGTACCCGGTTGACGGGGTCGAAACCGGCCCCGACGCCGTCAAACTTGGCCAACTCTCCCAGAAGCCATTGTTCCCGCTTTTGGAGCTGGTCCAAAGTGGCCCGTTTTAGCCCCATATTGGCCCCCGCGGTGAACTCCTGGGCGGTAAGGCACTTCGAGATTGCCGCCTGCACCTCTGTCAGCATCGATTCCAACTGCGCTTGGGTATAAGCCATGCCGCCAGTGTCAAATAAAAAAAAGAGAGCTTCAAGGCCCTCTGGTGCGTTTGTTCCGCTCTGGTTCGCTAAAGTTCAGTCATTCAAAAAAAGTTTCGGGGTCCACCTTGTTCTTTTCTAAGAATACGATCACCGATTCCCGGCTGATCCGGCGGGAGCGTTTGCCGATTTTGAAGGCTATCAGGTCCCCGGAGCGGATCAAATCGCGCACATGTTTTTCAGTGCAGGACAACATCTCCGCCACATGATGCGGGTGCAAAAGGCCGCTCGGCATTACCACCATATTCATCTCCCCAGCCAGTCACCGGCCGCCCGGCCGGTTAATGGATTGACTCTATGCTCTGATAAACCCTTCACCTGCTGCCCCGCCCCCGGCCGCGGCAGCACCATCACACCGCCCCAGCACTCCGGGTCGGCCATGGCCCCGGCGTAGATGGTGGTGTCCAGGAGATGGTTCGCCATGCGGCCCTGCTGCACCCACCGCGTGCGCCCCCGGTTGTCCCGCTCCTTGGCCTCCGATGCCAGGTGCGCCGCAAAAACCTCCTGCGTATCGGCGTGCAGGTGGACCCGGCCGGCCTCCACCCGGGACCAGAACGCGTCTTTCAAGGCGTTGGTGTCCAGAAGCCACAGCCGGATGCCGCCGGGGATCGGCTTCCCCTGCCCCGGCATCTTGTCGATGATGCTGTGCGCCATCTTTTTGCCACTATGCAGGGCCCGGGAGGCCCCCTTGACCCCGAAAACCCGCCCCTGGCTGCTCCGCCGCAGCCATTCGTATACCTGTTCGGTCTGGGTGGCTACCCCCGGGGCATCGGCGCCGCCGCCGGTGTCAATGCCCCCTCGCCAAATCGGATAGCTCACCCCCCCGCCCCGGGTGCTGTACACATCCTGAAATAACCAGATATCCAGTTCCTGAAAATCCTGCACGAAGCCATACCGGATCAAATGCTGCTCCAGCAGACCGTTCCCGGGCAGCACCCAGGCCCAAATCGATACCCAAAAGCCGAATTTTTGGTTATCAATGCCCGCGGTCAGGGCCAGGGCGCCGTCTGGGACCTCCATGGCCGGCCGGTCGGTGCGCAACTCCAGGATGGCCGAGGCCGGACGCTGCTGAATGACCTCTTTCCAGGGCTCCGCCAGCCACAAATTGACGAAGGTTTTGTACTTTTCCCGGTCATCTTTGGTGGCAAAAAACTGTGCCGCCACCTCGGAAAAGTTCCGGAATGGGGAGTAGAGGACGTTCCACCAGAAACCCACATGCGACACGGACGGCAAGGGCGGCATTTCACCCGTCAAAACCTCAAACGGATGCCCCTCCGGAACCCATTTGCCCCGGGCCAGCATCCCCGGTTTGTCCTTGTCGTCGATGTCCGCCTGGCAAAGGGCGCACTCATACCGGGCTACCCGCTGCTGGCGGATGTAATCCGGATCACGCTTCTCCGCTGGCCATTCCCCCAGCTTGGCCCCGGCGCACTTCACCTGCCAGAACGACAGCACCTGGTAGGCGCCGCACTGGGGACAGGGCACCCAATATTTGCGCTGATCGGAGCGCAGATACTCCCGGTTGATGTGCCCGTCCGGCGTGGTGGGCGTGCAGGGCTCGATGATCTTGCGGTTCCAATAGGTAGTCAGCCGGGCCTCGGCCATTTCCACCGGCGACCCTTCATCCCCGGTGGCCGCCGGATACCGGTCTGGTTCATCCATGAGGAGATAACGGGCCTCGACGTTGGCCAGATCGGCCTTGCTGCCCGCGGTGGCAAAATAGATGTCCATGCGCTTGAGTACGATGGAGCGCTTCTGCATGTCGTCCGGGTCGCCGGTGAGATACCGGGACAGCTCCGGGCTTTCGGTGATCATGTCCTGGAGCCGCTTGTTGACCCGGCGCAGGGTCTTGTCCGTGGGCATGACCACCAGGAAGGGGGCGGGGTCCTGGGAAATCACGTACCCCAGCATGTTGTAAGCCGATTCAGTCTTGGCGCTCTGCACCGAGGCCATGATGGTGATCCGCTCCACCCCCGGCTCCAAAAAAGAATTCATTACCCCCACCGCATAGGGCACCAGCCGGTTGCTCCAGGGACCCGGGATGGCCGATTGCTTCGGCAGCATCCGGTATCGCTCGGCCCACTCGGACACGGCAATATCATCCGGCGGCGCCCAGGCGGAGCGCTCGGCGGGGGACCAGGGGTTCTGGGTTCTGGGTTCTATGTTCTGGGGGTTATAGTTCATAAAATAACTAACCTATCTTGTGCCCCGGCCCCGGCATTTTTTTTAAATCACCAAAAGAAGTTTCATCCGCTACTTGCGCCGATTCTGGACCGGCATTTTGCGCGCTGCCGATGTTTTCCGGGAGCGGCCGGGCGAAGTCCTCCAGGAGGTTCCGCACCGCCCGGTGGATGATCGGCTCCATCTCCCGCTCATGCGAGC